ATTAATGGCTTGAGTGACGTTGGCGATATTGCTCTTGAGATTCGTGAAGCAATTAACGACAGTGCTAATGGATTCGCAATAAATGTAATGACCTCTTCTGTTAATGCCGGTGTTGTCACTGTTGAACAGCAAATACAAGGAGTCTCTGGAAACACAACCTTGGGGGAACCTACAGGCTCTGCTGCTATTCCGGGCGGAGGAACAGTAATTGTAACGGGAAGTGCTTTTACAGGCGGTGGAGATGAAAGCGCCGCAGTGGTTTCAGATAGAATCCTTTTAGGTCAATCTTTAATTGGTGGAGAAGGGCAAGGATCATATCTCGCTACAATTGAGTTTCCAGATGTATTCTTGAGAAATTCAGCAGGAGATGGCAATTTAAGTGATCCAACCCTTGCTTATTTTGGATTTAGCACAAACAGTGGAAGCACTGACACTACTTTCCAAGCAAGCAATTTAGATCTACTTCGTGCATTGCCGAGCGATTACACACAATTTGATACAGGTGATTACACAACTAGAATGTTTGTATTTTCTTTAGATGATATTAGTGCTAGTGCAGACCTTGGAAACTATTCCTATGTTTCTGGCTCTAGAGCAACTGGAAAGTCTGTAACGGCTGCATCTGGTTCTTACAAAGACATTCTTGATGCTGGATATGACAGGTTTACAGTTCCTCTCTTCGGAGGATTTGATGGGCTTGATGTTACAGAAGCAGAACCATTTAATAATACGAGAGCACTTAAAGCTGATGCAACAGAAACAACATACGCCATGTATTACTCTGTAAAAAAAGCAATTGACATTTTGGCAGACCCTGAGTTTGTTGAAATGAATTTGGTAACTGCTCCGGGTATTGTTAATGAATCTCTAACGCAACATCTTGTAAATGTTTGCGAAGACCGAGGGGACGCTTTGGCAATTATTGATCCACTTGGAGGATATGAACCAGCGTCAGAGGACGGTAAAAGAACCGAGAAAGAAAGGATTTCTGCAACCCATGTGAAAGATGTTGTAACAAACATGCAGCAAAGAGCAATGAATTCTAGTTACGGGTGTGCATACTATCCGTGGGTTAGGATCAACGATGATATTTCTGGCGGATCACTTTATGTTCCACCATCAATCGCCGCAATTGGGACCATGGCTTATTCTGATAGACAAAAAGCAGTTTGGTTTGCACCAGCAGGATTCAATAGGGGTGGAATTAGCCGAGGAGCCGCAGGCTTCCCAGTAGTAAATGTTCGCTCAAAGTTAACTTCTAAAGAAAGAGATGACTTATATGAAGCAAACATTAATCCAATCGCTTCTTTCCCGAATGAAGGTATCGTAGTTTTTGGTCAGAAGACACTACAAGTTACTCCATCGGCACTTGATAGAATCAATGTGAGAAGACTGATGATCTTTGTTAAGAAGCAAGTATCTAGAATCGCAGCAAATCTATTGTTCGAGCAAAATGTAAATGCAACTTGGGATAGATTTAAGTCACAGGTTGATCCTTTCTTAAGTAATATTAGAACTGCTTTCGGCTTGACAGACTTTAAGGTTGTGCTTGATGAAACAACAACAACTCCTGAGTTGGTTGATAGAAACATCATGTATGCAAAGATTTTCTTAAAGCCAGCAAGAGCGATTGAATATATTGCGATTGACTTTAACATCACCAATACTGGTGCGAGTTTCGACGACTAAAAAAGTAAATTCACACTATTTATATTATAGACACAAAACCATTTAAGGGGAATTAATAACATGTCACTCAAAGGAATCAAAGATAGTTTGCCGGGAAATGCAGGATTTTGGTCCTCCCCAACGACTGAGCCAAAAAGAAAATATAGATTTACCTTCGATATTGCTGGCTTGCCTGTTTGGACAATCACTAAAGTAACCCGACCAAGTTTTACTATTACGGAAACTAATCATTTTTTCTACAACCACAGATTTGCTTATCCGGGCAGAGTAGAGTGGGATCCAGTCAGTTTCACAACTGTAGACCCAATAAATCCTGACGCTGCTGGTATTTTAATGAAGTTGCTTTATGCATCAGGATATGAATTTCCCGATAAGCAATTTGGAGGAAACGGATACAACTTTAGTTCGATTAATAAGGTTGACTCTGTTGATGCGTTAAATCCTGTTACCATTACTGCTTTTGATGGCGAGGGTGTTTCTATTGAAAAGTGGACTTTGAAGAATGCTTTTATTACAAAAGTAGATATGGGCGAATATGAATATGCTTCGCAAGATATGGTTAATGCCGCAATAACTCTTAGGTATGATTGGGCGACATTGGAAAGAATTGACGGAAGAGCAGACTTTTCAATTAGTGCAGACCTACCTCCAATTGGTGATGCCGAGATCGGACCATAATAAAACTTTACATTTTTTAAAATTATGATATAGTTATTAGTGCTTTAATTATTTCATGAGGAAAAAATGACTGAAAGAAACAACCAAGACAGAGTTGCTGTACCACAGCAAGTCCCACCTGAATCGACTCAAACAAATCAAATTCAAATACCCAACGTTGAGAAGCCTCAACCAATGCAGTTCTCCGTTCCAACAGAGTTCGTTGATCTACCTTCGAAGGGCAAATACTATCCACAGGGTCACCCTCTCCGTGGAAGAGAGTCTGTCGAAGTTAAATTTATGACAGCCAAAGAGGAAGACATTCTAGCATCCACTGCTTTGATTCGTCGAGGAGTTGTATTTGAAAGGCTTTTACAGTCTGTCATGCTTGACAGGATTGACCCCAATGATCTTTTAATTGGAGACAAGAACGCTCTTTTAATCGCTACTAGAATTTCTGGATATGGACCAGAATATGAAACAGAAGTCCAGTGTCCATCATGTTCAAACAAATCTGAGTTCACATTTGATTTGTCCGAGGCACAAGTAAAGTCAGAAGCCCAGCCGATAAAATATGGCTTGCTTGAGGAGGAAGCCGCAGAGACTCAAAACGGTACTTTTGTTTTTGAAGTCCCTGCATTAAATTGCACAGTCGAAGTAAAATTGTTGAACGGTCATGACGAAAAAAGATTGTCTCAAATTACAAAGGCTAAGAACAAAAACAAATTAGTAGAGTCGTTTGTCACAGACACGCTGAAGTCTTACATAGTTTCAGTTAACGGAGACTCAAGCAGAGCAACTGTCAATCAATTTGTTGATACTTTACCTGCTAGGCAGTCAAGATATATCAGAACAGCGTACCGACGCATAGTGCCTACAGTGTCTATTGAAAGTGAATTTTCCTGCTCAAATTGTGGACACACTCAAGATCTGGAGGTTCCGCTCAATGCGGACTTTTTTTGGCCTAACAAATGATTACATTGAAAGCGTATACGAAGAAATCTTTAATTTAAAAATGCATGGAAATTGGTCTTTCATGGAAGCGTACAATCTCCCAGTGCAGATACGAAGGTGGTTTTTAAGAAGAATCGCAAAGTATTATGAAGACAAAACAGAGCGTCAACGTAGAGCAATAAAAAACACATAACAGAAGTTTATAGAGACCAAAGGCACTAGTTTTTGGTCTTATTTTTTGTAATAAACAACTATTTAAATAAAGGAGTGTTTGCAATATGAATTCAATCAAAGAAGATAAACTAAAACAACACACAATTAATTTTTCCAATAACCTATCAGAAGAGTATGTTAAGTCGTTCGCACACAAGGTGTCGGAAATTTTAAAATCGATGACGACTGGAAGGCATTCCCCAGTGTCAGTTAAGGGTGACGCAGCAAAGGTAAAAGCATTTGCAAAGGCTTTGGGATATGAAGAGAAGTATATCAGAGCACTCGTAGAGTCAAGCGCAGGCGACCCTCAAATAATGGAATTGAGACATCAATTAGAGTCAGCAATCGCAGACTTCGAAAAATCAACTGGCATTAAATGGCCAGTGAGGTAATAATCAGTGGCATTAGATCCAGAACAATTAAAAGAATCTATTAAACTTCTTGACGAATTTGAAAAGAGGACTAAAGAACTTCGTGAAGGCAACACACAAGCTCAAAAAGAAATCCAGAAAGACTTGTATACTGCAATGGAAGATTACTTTGAGATGTCAACGACTGAATTGCAAAAACGAATAGATAGTCTTTACAGTACTTTAAAAAGAGCAGAGGGAGAGCAGGCAGAACTTCTTGAGACTAGAATAGAGTTGCTTGAAACTTTAAGAGATCTTGAGGGTGAGACACAAGAAGAGTTCATAGAAGACATAAGAGAGAGAACGAGTGTGTTAGGAGACTTAAAAAATGTCCTGACACAGATCAAAGATAAAGTATCAGACATGTTCTCTGACTTTGATACAGAAGCGGCAAAGCAGTTTGGAGAAACTGCTGCTCTCGTGGGCATGTTTGGAATAGGCATTCCAAAAGTAAAAGAGATGTTTAGAGACTATGCTGTTGGTTTAGATGATGCTAGAAGAAGTATTATCCCATTCGCAACTTCTGTTGAGAGGGCAAACGAATTACAGAATCAATTGGCTTCTGTAGCAAGCGAAACAAAAATACCATTATCTGATCTGGGAAATTCAGTATCTCAAGTTAGTAGTGACTTTGGTCTTTTCTCGGTCCAAAGCCTAGAGGCTCAAGCGGCAATTGTAGGCTTTCAAGCGCAAATGAAAGCAATGGGAGTTGAAGGTGGTAGTGCGATAATTGAGTCTTTAATATCTGAGGGCGGCTTCGAAGACGCAGAAAAAGCGATTGATATGTTTAAAGGCTTGACAGGTCAAATGATGCAATTAGGTTTGACTCCTATTAAATTAAAAGAAGATTATGATAAGTTGATTGGTACGTTTGGAATGTTCGGAAATCAGGCAGCGCTAAACATAGCGAAAGTGTCATTCATGGCAGAAAAGGCTAAGGTTGATACTGGTGCGATAACAGGATTTGCCGACAACTTCAAGGGCTATTCACAAGCAGCCCAGACTGCACAAACAATTAACGCCACATTCGGAGCACCAATTATCACAGACCCAGCAGAACTGGTGCGAACATTTTATACAGCAGGTCCAGCAGGTGCACTTCAATTGGTTAAAGCAAAAATAGCCGAATCCGGGCTAGACTTAGAGCAATTATTAGCAGGAGGTGCAGGAGCAGCAAGGCTTCAAATGCTGTCGCAGTTGGGCTTTGGCTCTGCACAAGCGGCAAGAAGGCTACTAACAACAGACCAAACTCAGGCAGAATTAGACCAAATAAATCAAGGAGTAATGCCCGGAACACCCGAGGCAGAGGCAGCAAGAAAGGCTTTTGATAGAGCACAAATTGAAGCACTAAACCAAGACGAGGTGATAAAAGCAGCGACTGAGCAAGCGACGATTGTAGCAATGGAAAAAGGTCTTGGTGTAATGTTGGGAGATTTTGGAAAACTATTTAACAGATTGACGGAAAGCATAGAAAAATTCACGACCGGTCCATTAACAGACGCAGCAATTAAGATGGGTCAAGCGCAAATTCCCGGTGTAGGAAAGAGCGCCCAAGAATTAACTCAGAACGTAATGAACCCCAACGCAGCAACTGTGACCCCAAAAGAGGGCGAGGCATTCTTCGACAACATTGAAGCAGCAGTCATAAAAGGGTCCACAGAGGCGTTTGGTGGATTAAAAGAGGGATTAAAAGAATTGGGGGAATCGCTTGATGGTCTTCAAGAACAATTAAAGGATGTGCTTCCGGGTTCTGCCCCCGGCGATAGCTCATCGGCAAGAAACATCCCTGACACCATAGTTGTAAAAATCGGTAGGCAATCATTTCAAGGGGCTGTAGTTAACGCATTTTCATCAGCCGCTCGTGGTGGAAATATAGGATAACAGGAGAACAACACAATGGGATTCAAGCCAGACTTTATATCAGAACTTCCAACGCCTCTACAAGGTCCAGCGGGTGATGCATTTGAATTAGGCAGAGACTACGCTGAAGAGTATCTTAAAGATAGGTTTGGTATTGGAAAGCCAGAACTTTTTGATCGACAAACTAATGCCACAACCTATTTTGATCCACATATTGGAGCCCAACGAAAAGAGCAATTGCTTTATATCAGACACGTTGCTAGTAAAAAGCATATTGGACTTTTTGCTATGCTTACTAGTTTTTCTAACAACTATACAATGAATTGGAATGAAGAGCAGGTATATGGACGCCCAGACCCGATTGTGGGATACTCAAACACTCGAAGGAGCATGACAATCGGTTTTAAATTAGTTGCAGCAGATTTAAAAGAGGCTAAGTACAATTACAACAAAACTCTTGGTCGAGGAGGCTTAGAAAGAGTAAGTCTTACAAATATGTTTTACCCCACATATAAAGAGGTTGGTAACTATAAAACAATTGCATCCCCCCCAATTATTGCAATTAAGCATATGCAATTAATCCAAAGTTACGGAGAGGCGGTCGATGGAGGCTACTTAGTGGGTTATGTGGGATCTTCTACTATAACCCCGCAGTTTGACCATGGGGGATATGAAGATAAGAATAATGGCAATTTTATTTACCCGAAAACTATTGATATATCTTTATCATTTAATGTGCTACATGATTACGATTTAGGTTGGAAAGCCTCAACTGGATTTTTAGCAGAACTGTTCCCAGAACTGGGCAGTGGCGAGGACATCGGCAGAATCTTGGGAGGAGAGAGCGGTGGTCCTCTGGGCGCAGCCCTCGGAGCAATTGGTGGGTCAGTCGGCGACGATATAATTAATAGCGCAGTGTATGATGAAAATGAAGTTCCAAATGATGGAGCAACAGCAGGAGACGCTAAATCTGGTGGAGTTTTACAGGTTTTGCTGGGAGCAGGCATAGAGGCGACTCTAGGTACTAAATAGGAGCAATAGTCATGGTTTTAAGATATGATGGTGTTGAACAGTTTGCAAACAGCGATAAAATATATAAAAACATATTTAAAGATCGTGGGATCAAGCAAGTAGTTCAATATGGCACAAGGAGCCTAAAATATCCTACAACAGATCAAATTACTGAGTTAAATATACTGTCGCACACTTGGAAGTATGGTGACAGGTACTATAGATTAGCACACGAACATTATGGTGATGCAAAGTTGTGGTGGGTTATTGCTTTTTTTAACCAACAACCAACGGAGTCAAATTTTTCTTTTGGTGATCTTGTTTTCATACCGCATCCTCTAGAGAGAGTATTAAGTTTTTACGGAGCATAAAAATGAGTTCTAAGTCTAAACCATCTAATAAACTCTCAGATCAGCACGTTTTAATGGCATCGCTACCTTATATTTTTCTGGATAACAAAAAACATCTAGATCTCCCTCCGTCTTTTTATATCAGGTCAGACAATACTAGATACAGCAAGAATCCTCCAAATAGAGTTGATCTGCCCAAAGAAGAAGACATATCTGCTATTTTGCAAGTCAATAATATTGATATGGCATCTTTAGTTCCAAAGGTTCAATTTTGGAAAGTGTATACTGATGATAAAGGTAAAATAACTAAAGAAGTGTATATTCCATATTCGTATAGTGCTAAAAACTATGTAGCGGGAATTTTTGACAATAGAAACTATAGAGGTGACGATGTTGGTATTAAGTCGGTTTCTTTTGCATATGATAATCAAAACCCTGCTGTTGCAGAGACACTGCTTGGGTGCACTATTGAAATGGTTTTCGATAATGCAGAGGCCATAACTATCCAAAGAAATTCTGGGTTTAGATATCTTGATCTGTTTGCATTTGATAGAAAAGACAACAAAGGCGCTAGCGATAAGGTGGATAGAGGTAAATATGATATTATCTTAAAAGTTGGCTACGAACTAGACGGGATATCCGAGACCGTTTCTCATGAAGTCAGAGATGCACTAAAGAGGCAGGAGAGGATGGTTCGCTTAGGAATGGTTGGATACGATTTAGTGTTCAACCCAAATGGTATGATTAACGTATCAATAGAATACAAAAGCGCAAACGTAGATTATTTCTCCGATAACCGTAATGAAATATTGGGATTGAAAACTCTTCTCGGAGCAGGCGACCCAAACCCGCAGGATCAGACCGGCTCAGACACAAGAGACTCTGTTGATGTTGAGGCTTTGTACGGTGGTATACAAAGATATATGGCAGAGAACTGCACAATGTTTAAATTTGATGCTTCTGTTGTGGATGACATATTGAAAGGGGACTATTTTTTCAGCCAAAATCCTTGTGTGTCTAGCGGTCAAACTGCTGACTACAAAGAAGAGATGTCGGGTGAATTAATAAAATTAAAATCTGGCGACCCCGAAACTTTATCTGATATTTTACCAGTAAAGTACAATGGGAAAAGGGTAGTAACTTATTTTTTTCTTGGTGATCTTTTGGACGCTGTTCTGGGTTCAAATCCAGAAGTATATGAACAAATGAAGTCAAGAAGATTTGCTTTTTTGCTAGATAACGTTGCTTATCAATTCATAAAAGGCAATCAAATTTCTGTATTTAACATTTCTAAATTACCGATTGCTCAAAGTTCTTTTGATGAGTGGTTTCAAAAAAACATCATAGACAAAGATCAAAAGATTTATTCTTTAATGGATTTTATGAAAAACATTACTCAAAACTTTTTGACTGGAATTTTAAATACAAGAACAGATCAGCAGGTTGGTGCAGACTATAAGCCAAATTTAGTAAGACAATTATTAACAGTTCCAAATGGCTTGGAGGATAACAAGAGCACTAGTGGCTTTACAGAGTTTAGACCTGTAAAAGGCATAACATCATATGCAAAAAACGCAACGGACTCTTATTATGAATACTACACAATATACGATGAAAAGTATTATAGCGACATAATGTCTGTCGAAACCGAACGAATTGAAGACTCCGATAGATATTTTTACAACGTTGTATCTGGTATTCCGCATTTTTACATTGGTGCAAATAAAGGTTTATTAAAGGAATTTAGTTTTCAAAAATCAAATATTGGAGAAGGAATTGCAATAATAAGAAATTTAGAAGAAGGAAACCCTTTTCAGCAACTATGGACAATATTTGATGTAAGCCTAGAATTCATAGGCAATAACCTTATGAGTGTTGGAAAGACAATATATTTAGACCCTTCAATCACAGGTCTTGGATCTCCATTTAAAAAAGGGACTGTTGCAAACTTAATGGGACTTGGGGGATACTACTTGGTAACATCCGTCAACCATAATTATATTCCAAAATGGACAACGAGCGTTCAAGCGGTTTCTATTGTCCCAGCGAGTCAACAAGACACTTATTCGTCAGATCAGATTGAGACAGCGTTTGTATACTTTTAGGATTGTTAAAAATGATTGAGCAAAAATATCAAGACATAACGATAAAAAATAGCAGTAACTCGGGACCAAAAGATATCTTTAAAATAAGAGAAACTTATGCGAAAGTGTTTCCCGATGAGGTTGCATCTTTTGATTTTCATGATGGAAAAAATATTTTATATGGAAGACTGGATCTAAATGATAACATTGTTCATGCCAATGAATATTATCTAAAGCAGATTGAAAGCAGTAAAAGTGAAAATATTTTTTGTTTTAATTTTGTAGCCGATGCATTTGAGGACCTAAGAAATTATCTTAAAAAGCAGACTTTTAGCAAGTTGATTCCGGACAAATTTTTGACAACAAACTGGGATGCATATAATGCATGGTCGTCTCCACATAACTTTTATGATAGCAGAATGAATGACTTATATCAAGTTTATGTTGTGGGCTCCCTTTTACCTTCTGACAGTCAGTCACCTGTAAAGAATATTGATGATTTTTTAAAGACGTTTTTTAATGATTTCTACCCTAACATGAATAAGAAAATGCCAATAACAAAGAGCGGCATTGTTCGTTCGAAATTTTTTAACCCTACAAATACTGGGCTTTGTATTGAAATAGCAGACGACAGTCATTCTTTAGATTCGGTTAAGTTAGAAAACTTTATCAAAAGTCCAAATTTTGATTTTTATCTGTTGGTCGCTGCAAAATTCGGATTTCTTGTCGACAAAAATGCTCCTTGGCGATTGGTTGCAAATTTAAATTCTCCTGCTATGATTGCCTACATGAGCAAATATGGATTTAATGTGTCAAATGTTTTTGAAAACATTTTTGTAAAAACTTACAAATATGATATACAAAACTTAAAAGTTTACATGCAGCAAATGTATAAATCTTTTTTGTCAATATCGCCAGAATATACGGTAGAAATACCTACTTTCCTTAATCAAAAGTGTCCACCGTACAAGCAGCCAAATCAAAAATTAGTTGAAAGAGAGTCGCTAACTACAGCCGCATATGAGAATAATTATGATGATTTGTTTTGGCTAAAAATATACTACAGATTAAAATTGGATGAAATGAGAATAGTTCAATCAGATTTTCTATTAACAAAAGAGTTGCAAAAAATACAGCAAATCTACAATTCTCTTGACTTTGACCAAACTTTAGATTACATTAATGACAGAATTAAATCTCAAACCAGTTGAGTAATATTTGTTATTTCAAGCATTAGATGATAAAGAATACTGTGTCGGCATTTACCTAAATGGTAAGATGGTATACGATCATATTCCACCCAATTTGACTAAAACTTGGTCATATTCGTCATTTTTGCAAGATAAAGGCATAGAGTTTGCCCAGATCTACACCAAAGGCAAGACCCTAAAAGAAATTTGCCCACCCCAACACCAAGAAGAATTTGACTTGGCTTGGAAAAAAATGCAGGCATTCTACAAGTCTTTTACGATTGCCAAGATTGACCTAAACCAAAACTGCTTCTTTGACCTCCTGCCAGAACAATTTGTAAAGGATTTCTGCGAGGTAAAGAATAAAATTACACAGCATGTGTTTGAGACATACCAAAGACCAGACAACTACGAACTACAGCAGAAAATCGTATCTATCACCACAGAAATATCTAATCAAAGATTGAATGTAAACCTAGAGCCCCTTAAAGAATCCTACGAGAATCCAAGAACAAGAGAATTTTTTAAAAGGTTCAAGGCAGCATCGCCCTATGTTAACTACAATCCCTTTGGCACTAAGACTGGTAGGCTAACTACGAAAAGAAATTCATTCCCTATACTTACCATGGACAAAAGATTTCGTAATGTACTCCAGCCAAACAACGATATGTTTGTTGAACTAGACTACAATGCGGCCGAACTAAGGGTGCTGATAGGCTTGCTTGGTATGCCACAGCCTGATGAAGATATCCATGACTGGAACATCAGAAATTTGTACGAGGGTAGCATTAGTAGAGAGCAAGCAAAGAAGAATATCTTTTCATGGCTTTACAATCCTAATTCTAAGGACAAAGCCTTGGACAAGCACTATGACAGAAAGAAGGTGATGAATGAATATTGGGATGGTAAGTCTGTAAAAAACTATTACAAAAGAGAAATAGAAAGCGATGAGTATCACTCACTAAACTATATCATCCAAAGCACATGTAGTGATCTTATTATGGACAGGGCTTACTTGATAAAGGAGGCACTGCAAGATTTAAAATCAAACATCGCATTTATTATTCATGACAGTATCGTTTTAGACCTTGACAAACAAGACCTAAGTGTGATAAACATGTTGGTCAAAGAGTTCTCAAGCACACCCTTTGGAACATTCAAAGTAAATGTGTCGGCAGGAAAGAACTTCGGAGAGATGAAAGAATTATGTATACAATAGTAGGACTAGGCTCGGTAGGGCACAACATTGTAAATAAGTTTTTGCAGTACCCACAGTATAACGGGTACACCATTGACTGGGAACTGCCAGAGGACATTGGCAACTCTAGGTTTATTGAACTGGACGAGTGCGATCATCCAGAAAAATATGAAGAGGCTGTGCCGGATTTGTCTAGAAGGTTCAACAACATTGAAGGTGAAGCCCTGTTTGTATTGTCTGGTGCATCAATTATTTCTGGTGCTGCACTTAGAATCTTGGAATATCTTCACAAGAAAACAAAAATCAATATCTTGTATATTAGACCAGACATGGATTCGTTGTCTGAGTTGAGAACGCTACAAGAGCAAACCTGCTTTAAGGTATTGCAGGAGTACGCCCGATCTGGTGTTTTTCAAAACATGTATGTTGCTGACAACGCTTTGTTGGATAAAATCATTGACGGAGCACCAATCATGGGCTACTATGATTTTTTAAATGAAGTTTTGGTTTCTACAATTCATATGATTAATGTGTTTAAAAATCAAAAGAAAATCATCGGAACTTTCTCTAAGCCAAACGAAACCTCCAGAATTGCAACCTTTGGCATTCTAAACCCCGACACAGGGGAGGAAAACCCGTTTTTTGACCTAGATAGTCTAAAAGAGAAGTCATATTACTATGCAATCCCTGAAGAGGAGTTAAAAACTGACAAGAAACTTTTGAATAATATAAAAGAACAAATCTTAGAAAAACCACAAATGGAAGATGTAAATGTATCTTATGGCGTCTTTCCCACAAATTACGAGCAGAAATACGCTTATTTCGTCGCAAGAAGTAATCAGGTACAATAATAAAAAAAAGTGTTGACAAACCAAAAACAGTGCTATAGAATACACACATAACTTTGATAAAGGAGAACTAATGGGAATTGATCTTAAGAAAATGAAAGCAAAACTGGCTGCTGCTCAAAACAACGGAAAGGGTGGTAAGTCTGATTTTTGGAAATTGACAGAGGGCGAACATACGGTTCGTATTCTGCCATCGGAGGATGGAGATCCATTTAAGGAGTTTCACTTCCATTATAATGTTGGTAAGCAAAATGGCTTCCTTTGCCCGAAGCGCAATTTTGGTGATGATTGCCCCGTGTGTGAGTTTGCAACTAAACTCTTCAATCAGGGAGACACTGAAAGCATTAACATGGCAAAGAAGTTGTTTGCTCGTCAACGATTCTTCTCTCCGGTGATTGTCCGTGGAGAAGAGAAAGAAGGGGTGCGAGTATGGGGCTACAGCAAGACTGTATACCAAGAACTCCTGAGCCTTGTGCTCAATCCAGACTTTGGTGATATTACTGATGCGGATGAAGGTGTAGACCTTGTTCTGAAGTATGCCAAAGATCCGGGCATGCTCTATCCCAAAAC